TATCAATTTGACCATCTGTTAACGTGAACTTGCTTTCTAAAGACTCACGTGTTATCTTTCCTTCCGTTACTGCTTTGACTGCGTCTTGGAATCTCTTAGCGTCTAAGGTTTGTTTCTTTGGTTCGTTTTTTATTTGCTCTCCTCCGGCATCAGTATCTTTGTCGGTTACTAATCCGAGCATTGCACTAATCGCATAGCGTCTGATGTAAGTGATTGCAGAACCTAGAACTTGGAAGTCGTTCATTCCTTTGAGTTGTACGTTCTGAGGAATGTTTGTGGAGCTTTGGATTTGTTCTCCTGATTCTACGTGAAAAAGAATTGTTAAGACATCTCCTTCGTTGATTAACTGTGTGAATCCTAATCCGTGTTTTTTTAGCAATGGATTGATTACACTAAAGATTTTCGGTAAATCCGAATAAGAATAGCCATATCCCTGAGTAGCTTTGTGTATTACCGGCACTTCTTGTTGGAACTGAGCCAACGACTTAAATAAATGTTTCATAGTGATTTGTTTAAATATGTGCGTTAACCAAGTCGCACCCCTTGTTTTAATTATGATTTGTAAATCGTAAATTGTTCAAAAGCACCGTTACTCTCCGACCATTTGAAATCTATGTTATTTAATTTATTTTTATATTTTTCAATTATTTTATCGATTACTTTATCTAATTCTGTAGTATTTTTGAAAGAAACGTATTGTGCAACTTCAAACTCATCTTCATTTGAATAAACAAGTAATTCATAAGGTTTATTATCATAGTATTCATAAACCCTTTTAGGAATACCTTTAATTAATTGATTAATTAGTGCTTTGTTTTTTACTGATACCTTCATTTTGTTTCGTTTTTAATTATATACAAATATAAATACTATTTTTATATAAACAAGCGTTTTTTAAAAATATTTTTCTTTTAATTTATCTTGCTTGTCAAAATATGCCATTAACTCAATATCATTAAAGCTATGTTGTCTTGGATTTCTTCCACCTGTTCTAATTTTACCTTTGATTTATTTTGTCTGTCCGTAGATAATACCATCGAAACAATCCCAAATAATTACAGGATTGATTTTTTTATCTGACAACTTAACTAATTTACGACAAGCTATTGGAAGTGGGTAAGCATCATTGATGTTTCTATTTCTTCCTTTGACTTCTGCAAATGAAATTATCTGATCGTTTTTATATAGACAAAAATCAATATCGTTTTCTCCTAGTTTAGAATAAGTAAGTCCGAATGTATTACAGAAAAACTCAATGCAACCTAATTCTCTTTCTAAATCTTTTTTGTTTTCAAATCTCATAATAATTAAATTAATTGTTGAAGTTTTACTTTGTATATTTTGATGATTTCTTTGATTTCTTCGACTGTCCATCGTTTTTCTAAGTGCGCTCTTTGTTCTAATTCGGCTAATTTCTTTGATCCTATTCGTTTTTCCAATCCAATGCGATAGTTGAGTAGGTTTCCTGATAGATACGTATTGCAATGTTCGCATTGTAAGTGACAATTTTCTTCGTCGAATCTAACATTTGAGTGACCGCCTTGTGAATAGAAGTGTCCGCAGTTTCGCTTCTTTGGTATTGTATTGCAGCTGATGCACCATAAACCCATGTCGCGGAATCTGATGTACTTGTTGAATATTGTCTGAGCTTCTTTAAGCCAATCTTGAGTAGTTTTAAGGTCTTGTTTCATCCGTGTTTTCGTTTCTTTCCATTGCTTTGTTTTTACTTCTTCAACAAAAGCTTTAATACATTCGTCTTTTAAGCAGTATTTGTGATTGAATCGGATAGGTTCAAACTTATCCTTGCATTTTTTACATCGTGGCATTAGTCTACAATTATTGATTCTACAAATTGACGAAATCTAATCTGAAGTTCTACCTGCTGCTCATATATTTGTTCTCTGTTCTCTCCGTATACCTGTAAAACTTGGTTGTCTACTCTCCTAATTTCTTGCATGAGCATATTTGCTTTGCGTTTCAAATCTCGTTTAAACACAGTTTGGTCGTTTAAATCTTCAATCCAATCTGCCAAAACAGGCAATACTGCACATAGTGCAACTAGTTTGTGTTCTTTTCTCATTTTTCGTTTTATTATTGGTTAACTAATTCTTTTAATGCTTTTTCGTAAGCTAAATGTGCATCATATTCATTTTCAAAACGTCCTAAATATTTTTTTTCCCCATTAATTCTTATTTGACTGTGCCATTTTTTTTGATTTTTATTCCAATAAACCCCTTTATAGTTACTAGAGTAATTTCCTTGTGTTTTACGAGCATTAAATCTTTGTGTTACAATTTGTAAATTTTCAACTCTGTTATCTAATTTATTATCATTAATGTGGTCAATTACCAAATTCATTCCATTTGGTTTATGATTTAAAAATGCTTTTGCTACCAATTGATGAACACTGAATATTTTTTTACTACCATTTTTACATAATCCTTTATGATAATATCCTCTATTATCAATAGTTAAAATATTCAACTTATATAATTTTTTTGATTTTACATATCTTCTTACTCTTCCTATATTACTAACTTGATAAAGTCCTTCGTAATCAGGTATGTCTTTCCATATTTCAATCATAGCTCAATATCTTTAAATTTTAATTCGTGTTCTAATTCTTCAATTCTTTTCTTTAGTTCTCCGTTTATATGCAGACAACGGTTGATTTCTCGTCCGTGTAAGCGTAGTTCAGTTTCTAGTTCTATTATTGCTAACTGCACCTGTTTTAAATCGTTCTCAGTTTGTTTTGCTCCATTTATGTAAGTTGCAGCTTCAGGTCGTTTCTCCTGTAGTTCTTCTCTCGTTAGCTTTACTTTCCAAATGTTCTTTTGAATAAGTCCTTTTATGTAAAGTAATTTTAATCCTATGTCCATTGTTTATTGTTTAATGCGTTTAACTTTTGTTCTACCATCGTAATTTTTGCTTGGAATGGTTCTGTTATTCTGAAAGGTTTTAAAGGATCTATTCCGTTTATTTCAAATCCGATTCCTTTGTTAAAGTCACAAATCACAGGCTGATCCATTCCTGTATGTTTACCTCCAGTTTCCATATCCTTAACTTTCTCTATCTGTACCCACGTTTTGTACTTTAATGTTTCGTGTTTTATTAGTCTGTGGATCACTATCATATCATCGCACCTGTTTAAGAATGCTTTACCGCCTTCTATATGGTCTTTTAATGGTGCTTTAAGGTGTCCTTTTAGTTCTCCTTCTGCGTAAAGATTACTGCTTCGTCCACTCTCCGTGTTTGGATGCGTGTTTATGTAGATTGTCATTCCTGTTTGGTTTACAAATTGTCTTGCTTGATTCATAAATTCGTAATTTCCTGCAAAGCTCATTTCTCTATCAAGTCCTGTAAACGGGTCTATCAATCCTACATCTGCTCCACTTTCTGTAAATAGCTTTAAGATGTCAGCAGGTTTGTAAAGTTGTGCATTATCAATGAACATAAATGACTGTTCTAAAAATGCAAGATCTCCGCTTATTTGTGAATGGCTAAGTTCTTTAAATGGCTTTCCTCTGTACATCTGAATCATATCACGCAGGATTTGTCCTTTCTGATTCTCTCCTGACCAAATGCAGAATGTTAAATTGTGCTTAAGTGCTAGTGTAAGAAAGTACCAATTAATCCAATACGTCTTTCCTACGTTATCGTGACCTAAAATGATGTTTAGTTGCTTAGGTTTGAATCTTAAATGTTCATCTAGGAAACAGTCTAATCCTAATCCTTGTTTAATTTTACCATCCTTGACATCAAGTAGGTATTGTAGTGAATCTCCTTGTTTAAGTAACATAGCTTATTTGTTTAGGATTGCTAATATACTATCACTTTCTGTAACTATCGTTCTATCTGCGTATTTATCTAAAGTTTCAGCTCTGCTAAAGAATTCAGGTGTGCAGTATTGGTAGTTATTTTCTTTGTGGTATGGATTCTCTTTGCAGTTCTTAATAGCGTTTATGATGTCTTCCTTTTTATATCCGTCTTTCAGTCGTGCTTTGTATGAACGTTGTACCTTATCACCAATTACTTTAAAGTTTCTACCAAAAGTTTTATTCACAAAGTCAAGCAACGCTTGATAGTCTATATTATATATTACACTTACACTATCACTTACACTATCACTATCGGCATTTTTGGTATGATTAGGTAAATTAGGTATACGGTCGGATGCGGTCGCATTCCATCGCTTCTTTGCGTTCTCACTATTACGCGTTCGGATATTTTCGTACTTAAGTAAATCACGCTTTAAACTTTGCCTGATTGGTTCAAATGCAATTTCTACAATTGGATTGTCTGTTACAGGTTGTTGGTCGTTTACGTAACGTAAGATGTGTTTAAGTAATGCTCCTGCATCTACATCTTTTAGTTTCTCAACCGTGTGAATAATATCACAGTAAAGAAGAAATGAATTTTTTTCTGTTGCCATTTAACTGCTCTTAAATAAAAAAACCCCTTTGGGGTTCGGAGAGCAGTCCTACTAACTAAAGAGGTTTTGAATAATGTTTTCTATGCGTCTGCTCACGCGTTACAAATATAACGAATCTTATTCAATTAAAGTTGCATCGTCTTGTAAATTTTTATATCGTCCTTCTGCAATCCATCTTTTAACACGTAACAACTTATAAAGACTTGTGCAGTTGTTTACATCGTCTATGATATTTCTAGGTTGCAGGATATACTTGGAATCAACTAGAAAGACTTGGTATTCCCTAACAACGTCCAAATATTCGTCTTTATTGTACTTCATTAGATTTTTATGCGTTTGGATATTGTGAATAACTGAAGCGTGATGCTGATTAAAGTATGATCCGATTTCATTAAAGGTTAATTCTTCTTTTCTGAGTTGTGCCATCAGGAAGCACTTCTTGTAGATATTATGCTTACGTCTATTTCTTTTATTGAGTTCATCTCTTTCAATCAGGTACGTTACTCGTTCGATTAAATCGTTTTTCATCTTTTAAAATTTAAATTCTTTGATTTCAAAATGCCCATCGTTAAAACGTCCTGTTTCAATTAAATCAAGTCGCTTCCAATAGGCTAAACTTTTAGAAGTAAAGATCCATTCCTGAACTACTGCAAGTCCTATCTTGTAAGTTAATTTGTATTTCATAACGTAAATAATTTAATGATTCCTAATACTATTGCAATTCCTAAACTGAATGCTATTCCAAGCATCGAGCTTTCGTAGTTTTCTTTTCTCTTATAGCTCATAGCGTCTGATTAAATTTAATTTGACAAATTCGTTTGTAAAGGTCTTCGTTAAATGATCCTCTTATTGTTTCCGGTGATGACTTTGTTTTCCAAAACTTGATCATCCGTTGTAGTCTAAATACCATAGTTTGCCCAATTAGTAAATTCTTCCGTTTCTAAATCTTGCATCTTCTGTAGTGATTCATTGTATAGCCAAAGCGTTTGATTTCTAAATTCTTTAACTCTGTCTTGTAGCCATTTCTTATAATCGTCCGTGATTTCAATGTTTCCTGTTTCATCTGCAGTTTCATGGAAAAACGTACCACTTGTTGGAGTAATAGTAAAGTCAATGTAATTACTAGTGCATTCATCTGACCATTCAAAGTCACACATAACTGTGTAATAGTATTCGCCAAAGACGTATTCAATTTCCATTCGGTAAGTCAACATCTTGTAATCAGTAATTTCAAATTTGTTCATAGTTATTTGTTATTAGTTATTAATTCTCCGTATTTCTCTAGGACAGGTGACTGAACGTGTTTAGCTTCGATTTGCGGAGCTTTAGGTGAACTCGCATAGTTTGGTTGCGTAGCAGTAAAATATCCCATTACAAGCCAAAATAAAGACAATGATATTACTATGCCTAAAATGTCTTTTTGATTTTCGTTTAAAGTTTTCATAGTCCTCTTAATTTACATACTAGTTTATTAACTGATGACCATCTAGCGACTGCGATATCCGTAAAAGGATCACGCATTCCAAATTTGTCAATGCAATCCATCATGTCTTTCCATAATTGCTTTTCTTCTGCAATCATAATTTGAATCATTTCTTGTTTTTTCATAGCGTTTTGTTTTTGATTTGTTTGACAAAGATATGTGCTTTTTATATTTAAATCTAATTTATTAACAATTTTTTTTATTTTTTTTTCATTTCTTATATCTTCCTATATAGTAACATTCATCAATTAAATTAACATCATCATTATCATCTTCATCAATAATTTGTTCAAATTTTTCAAAATGCCAAGTTAAATGATTACATTTTGATACATCATCTGTTTTCTTGTAAGATTTAGGAATCCATGACATCATTTCATCTAAAGATTCTGATTGGTAAAAGTCACCCTCTGAATGTGTAATTCTGTAATAAATTGTGCTTGTTTTCATAGCGTTTAATTTTTGTTTCTGAATTAATTATATGCAAATATAAACATAAGGTTTCAATTATGAACATTTTTTTTTCATTTTTTTTACAATTATTTTTAAAATGCTTGATTTTACAGGCATTTGAGATGTATGGAAAAACGTATAATGTAGAAGAAATCTACTTAATTATATCCGATAGCGTATATTTTACGTATCAATTCGGATCAATGCGTATACATAAAGTAACTTATAAGTAACATTATAATGTGTATTTAGCCTTTATGTTGCCATTTATGGACATTATAATATGTAAAATCACACTAAAGTATGATTTGGCTACGTATACAATTGCCAATAAATCGAAATAGTGGCAAATGTTTGTCAAGTTATAGCCTGAAAAAAGTTGACAAAAGTCAGGTTATACCCATAAAAAAAAGGGCTAACGCTTTCAACTGTCAACCCTTCTTCTATATAACCAAAAAACTATGAGCTGCAAATATATTAAAAAATGTGACAGATTATTTAAATTTCCAAATAAATGATTTGTATGTTTTCAATTTACCCGTGCAACAACTTGATATGTTTCCTGCAGAATAACCATATTCTCTTACTATATCCATAATACAATGAAATTCATTTAATAAAACTCCCTCTTTATTGTATTGTAAAATTTGTTTGCTTCTTGGATGATTTTCGCTAAAAATACCTTTTCTGTTTGATTCTCTTCCTTTTCTTCCTTTTGAAGCATTTACCTCATCACTATGTTTTCTACCTTTATTAGCTTGACTAATTTTATCTTTTGATTCTTGTATATGATTTTTACCAAGCCAATTTTTATTGCCCTTTTGTGCTATTGACATTCTATATAAAGTTTCTTGTGATGGACTTCCACTTTTATCATTTGTTTTAGTATAAACACAATTTAAACCATTATCAACTGAATCAAATAATTCTTGGTAATACCTTTCTTTTTGATTTAATTCTTCAGAATTACAAATTTCTAATATTTCAAATTTATGATTATCAGTACCATATTTTAATAAACTACGATATAATTTAGTTTGCGTTTTTACATTAGAAGAAATGATTGAATATCTATAAAATCTTTTTTCAATATTAACACTTTGACCAATGTAAATATGTTGGTTAGGATTTGTTATCTTATATATACCCATCATAGCATTAAAGATACAAAAAATATTAGATTAAATATGTGTGTAATCCTGCAGACTTGTCCAAATTCTTTATGATGTAGGAATCCTTCAACTGCTTTAGGTGCGTGTTGATATCCATTTCTGTGATGCCAAGAGTCAGTTCCTGATGGTGATCTTAAAGATTCAACTGTTACTCCGATATAGTCTTTACTATTCTTGTGGTGAACGTGATGAGTATAAACATACCTGTGTTTAGACAAGCTCCATTCGTGAGAAAATTCGGTTGCCATCAATAAAGGTAAGTGTTCGTTTTTCGCTCCATCTCCGTGTGTAGTTCCGATTAGATTTTTCCCATATAGAAATCCCTTCCTATGAGCAATAGAACAATCGAAAGTAATATTATCACAGTTTCGAAACCACGTCTGAATAACGTCTGCCAAGAAGAATCCATGTGTGTAATCGTGATTAGATGGATTAAAGGTAAAATGCACATCAGCGACAGATAGCAAAGTTTCCAAGATATCAACATATAATTGTTTTGCGATTAGAAAATTAGAGTACCACATTCCATCCGTGTCTTGTGGCGTTCCTCCGGTAGTTTGTCTTTTAGGAGTATCAATGTGAAGGATGTCGTTTCCTCCGATAAACAGGATCTTATCAATATTAAATCCCTTTGACTTGTCCAAGATTCCTTGAACTCCTTCTTTCACGCGTTTAACTGCGATTTGGTTGTTGTAGTCTTCGCCTGTTTCAAATGCTTCGCAGAGTTTACCGATATGGATGTCTGCAGGATCAACAACTAATAAGTGTCCTTCTGTTGACGGATTCCTAAAAATAGTTGGATATTCAGGTTTGAAATCACGAATGTCTTGTAATATTGATTCCTGTAATTCCTTGTAATTTACCTCCTCAGCTTGTTTAAAGTTCGGATTTTTGAAGAACAATGATGCGTTTTTAGACTTTAACCATCCGTGTTTTACATCTTCATCGTTTAAACCTAGCTCGTTTGATTCTCTTTTGATTGCTCTGAACTGATTAATCAACTCATATTCTTCAGGATTCAATCGAACTCTTGGAACTCCTTGACTTACGATAGGTCTACCACCTTTGTTTCTACTCATAATTAAAGTTTAGTGAGAAGTCTTATCCTGCTTCTGAAGGTTTCGCTGATTGATAAGCGTGTAAGGAATCCAATGATAAAAGCCAAAATAACTAGAAACCACCTTGTCTTGTATTTAGTAATGTATTTATTTTGATATTTTACCTTCTGAACTTCTGCTTTGATGTATTTCGTCTTGTACTTGTATTCAATACGTGTCAGGAATCGCGTTTTAGGTACGAAAGAAGCCTTGTAACGCACTATCGTATCTTTCTGAACAATTACCTTCTCCCAATAAATTGAGTCTCTTAAAACGTAAGGAATTGAATCTATCGTTGAAACTTGAATTGTGTCGCTAGTTTCGTCACATCTGTACCCTTTTTTCATTGCTTTTACAATGTGGTAATGAGCAGAACACGAACCTAATAAAATTAAGGTCGAAATGTATATCGGTAATCGTTTAATCTGTTTAACCATCCTGTCAAGAATTTAGCGTTTTTACCTACTCCAATTGCATAAAAGAATCTCTCTCGTTCTTTTGTCAGTGCGTCAAACAATTTTCTAGGTTCAATTGAGTTAGCAAGTAGTATTGTTTTAGGTCCTATTAATCCGTCTACGTCACATTGAAGTCCGCAGTGATTGATTGCTACCTGTAGAGATTTTACTGCTTGTCTAGCACCACTTCCCCACGCCATCCCTGTAACAAATATTGCAATGTTCTGAGAGTTGTATGCGTCACCTCTGACTTTATCCCAATATCCTTTTTTAAATATCTTAAACCAATCCTCAGCGTTCATCAGATAGAAACGTGCATCATTATCAGTTCCAAAAAAAGATACCCACGCTTGATATGTGATTCCCACATTTGTATGATATCCCGTTTTTCCCTTGTAAGGAGTTGGACAAGGATAGCTAGATGCTGAATCTGCTTTGTCCCTAGATAGTCCACCTTCCCATTTCTTGGTAAAGGCAACGTATTTTTCGATTAGTGTCATTTTAAATCTTCTAAAGTTTCTTTACTTCTTTTCGCAAATGATTTGAACTTGTCCCATACGTTGATTCCTGTAACTGAAAAGTAGCTTTCGTTGATAGATTTTATTTCCGTGTAAACGCAGAAGAAAGTAAACGCTTTTGTTAACAGTAATTCAATCGCAATGAAATGTGCAAGAATATCAGCTACAACGTATTTTTCTAACAAGAATACAAATACTATTGCTCCACTATATAAAAGTGTCTTAGAAATCGTGTGTGATAGTCTACGTGAGCGAATTGATTTCCATCCTCCTTTTTTAACTGAACGCCAAATGCCGAAACACGTATCTAAGATGATTGCTAGAACTGCGATGATTACAAGTGGTTTAACAGGAGTTAAGATTGTAAACAACGAAAAAACGATTAAAGATAGTTTGCTTTTCATCAGAATGGAGAAGGTGTTGGTTTCGCTTTGTATTCGATTAGTTCAAGGTCTTTAACCCACATTGTATCCGGATTGGAAGTTGACTGCATTTCTTCTACTGAAATAATCCAATTGTCGTTTATATCTTGAATAGGATTGTAGATTGAATCTGCTGAGTAGTAAACTCCTACTAATTCGTTTTTCTGTACTTTCGTCAATAGTCCGACTAATGTAGTGATGTCTTCGGTTGTGATGTCTGCTAGTTTCATACTTGTCTAGATAATGCTGTTTGGAATGCTTGAACTCGTGTGTATAGGTTTGATGCTTCGGTGTCGGTAAGTCCATCTCCTATTGTTGAGAATGCACATTGACGATTAGCAAATCTTGCAGCAGTTCCACCAATATTTGCTGCTCCTATTGATAAAGCAAAAGCAGGTGTGTTAATACTAATTGTTGTGAAATCAGTTTTAGTTGTGTTTCTAAATATGGATTGAATAGTTGATGAATTTCTATTACCTATAAAATATGCTTGTGAATTTCCACTAGCATTGTTTGGAGTTGAATTAATCCCTGATAATGGTGCAGTTCCATCACTTGCCATCAATAATAAATAGTAAGCAAATGAACTGGGTAATGCACCCATATCCATTTGATTAGTTGTATTTAATGTCCTTGAATAGTAACTTAAGTGACTTGAATTTTGTGTTAAAACGGACGAAGGAATAAGTTTAGTATCAGCATATCCATTAGTCCCATTTGGCAAAGCACCTGTACTTGAATGCGTCCATCCTCCGTTGAATACTAATCGGAAAGCAGCATCTGAGTCAACAGGATTAACAAGGTTATACTTGAACTGTGCTGAGATGTATGCTTGTTGTGTAGTTGCTATTGGTTGGTAGTTTGTAGCTGATGAGCCTAGTTCGAGTTGCGCTCCCCAAATGTAATAAGATGTTAATCCATTACCTGTGTAACTTGCAGTTCCATTTGCACTTGCTCCATAATATCCACAGAAATTACCTGACAAAGAAAATTGCATTGTCATTGAACAACGATACCATCCATTACCTGCATCAGTTATGCTTGTTGTTGCACCTGATGTAACACTTCCTAATGTTCCATTAGCAATGTTGAAATAACCATCTCTTCCTGTTGCTCCATCGTATAAGGAAATCATAAACCAATCACGAACTGCTTTTTTTACATAAACTGAATATGTATAAGATTGTACAGTTAAAGATAATCCCGATGCAGTAGATACTGAGTGATATCCTGTTGCAGTATTTTCAACGAATGAATCAGCAGTTAAAGTTCCATTAGGTGCAGTAATTGAATTAGTTGTTATAGAAACATTTCCTTTTGCCCAAAACGCATTGCTAAAGTCCTCAGTATAACTCAACCTATTAATGTTATCAGTAACAAATGGATAAACTGCTTTCATCTTTGACCATAAGCCATCTGCTTTTAGTCCTTTGACTAATGCGTCAACTGCACTCTGTTGAGTAGCTCCTGTGATTCCTGTTGCTGAAAAGAATGCACTTGAAGCAGGGTCAGTTGTAATTCCTACGATGTCAGTTAAACCTGCGTTAGACAATGAATGTGATGCACCCCATCCGATGTTATTATTAGCACCTTGTCCCCAACCTATTGCGTTGTTGGCAGCACCATCTCCCCATCCGTTACTATTTGCCATTTTCGTTTTTATTTAGTTTAGCTAGAAAAACACGAAGTTTCTCCACATTAGTTTCTTTAGGTTTGTAATTACCTAGTTTAATCCGTTTTCTCATATATACCAACCTGTGTAGTTATTCATTGAATCAGGGAATACATCGTTGTTCTTATTCGAACGGTACTCAGGGAATAACTGCTGATTAAAACTCATATAGTCAATGAATCTTTGAGTGTAGTTCTGAGCAATGTTACGTTCCTTTTCCAATAGATAGTCTACTTCGTTTTTATCTACGTTCTCAGAGTTCTCAGACGAGTGTTTGTAAACTCCTTTGTTTGCAATTGTGTAAGCTGCGAAAGGAAGATATTCCACCATTCCCCAATGGATCAACATTGGCTTCACGTATGTAACAACCAACGTCTGATAGTTACCTGTAAGCGTTCCTGCGATGATATCAGCTTGTAACTTTTGGAATAACTTTGTTCCTAAGTAATTTTGAATGTGAATGTCCTGTGCAATCTTAACGAACTGAATAAACTTATCCGTGTCTACGTTTCCGTTTAATGCAGTAAATTTAACGATGTCTTCGCGTGTTATGAAAAGTGCTTCTGCCATTATTTCCCGTAAGTTTTATTAGTTGGTAAAAATCCGTTGTAAGGCATATCAACAGGACGCGTTGAAACAAGTTCAGGATTCGTGATTTTATAGCCAAATTTAGCAGCCTTTGCTTGTGCGATTTGTCTTTGGTTTGGTAAGTCTAATGCAGTACCTTCAAAAACCGCATACACTTGTTTGTTCCATCTGTGATGACAGTTACCTCCACCTTTGTATAACCAAATTGAATAAGTATCACTTCCGTTCGGCCCCCAACCTGCGTTAACAACTTGACTTCCCATGTTAAGGATGTCTTGTTTTCTGTAAAGTTTATTAGCTTTTACCATTGCAGTACAAAAGTCACGAGGATTCTTACTCACTTGACCTTCGTATTTGTATCTCACAACGAATTTAACGCCATCAATTGTTTTATCCTGCTTATCTGTTATGTTTGGTCTTGCATCACCCGTAGAAACGAGATTATAGATTTTGCTTAAAAGGCTTTGTTTTGGTTCTTGACTTAATAGTTCGTTTTCTAAATCGTCATTATCGTAATCAACAGGCTTTTCGTCTACTAAAACCCAACTAGGGTCTGCATCTTCACCTAAATCAATCAATGCGTTTGTATGCGAACTTAATTCAGTACCTGTTTCTTCTGCAACTTGTTCTTCTGTTTGCGTGTTTTCAAGGTCTGTGAACTCTAAAGGTTGTAATGTTTTGAAGAATAGTTTAAGAGCAATTCCGTTAAATGCTAAGATTGTATCAAATGCGTCTAATAACTCTTCTTGCATTGGACGAATAACCATGTTATCAAACAAGATAGCAGAGTTTTTAAGTTCATCTGCGTTACTTGAGAATCCATTTGAACTAGCAACTCCAAATAACAATGGAGAAGTTACGTTGTGACCTAGCATGATCTTACGTAAACACTCTTCAGAAAGGTACGTGTAATGCTCAGGTGCGTCATTTAATGGAATATCGTCTACAGTTGTTTTAGATTCAGTATTGTCGTTGAATGCTACGATTACTTTTTGTCCTCGTGAACCTGTCAACTTGTTCATTACTTTAGAAGTAATCATTGACTGCTGCTCTTCAGTAGGAACTCCGTTGTTGAAGTTTACTACCTTAGTTCCTGAGAATCCGTTTTGTACTTCGTTGATCAAGTAATCTGCTATTTCTTCTTCTAAAAGTGCGTATGGAACTGAACCTTGATAGTCCGGATAAGAATAGTATTTCATTCCGACTGCGTAAGGCTTAGAAAACAAGATTTCTACCTTGTCTTTAGATGTTCCAAAAGCTGAGTAACGCACAGGAGCAAAATTCTTAACGTCTGTCCAATCATCAGAATAGTAATATCCCGTAATTTCTCCGTCTTTATTACATTTCTCTGCACGTAATAAGTTAATCGGCATATGATACGCCTTTAGAATCTTGTCGTGTTTATCATTGTAGTGTACCTGAATAGCAAACTGACCTAACATCTTTCTATCAAGAACCATTTTACGAATGCAATCTTTGTTAAACAAAGCCATCATCTGAGCGTACTCATTAGGCTTTTTAGACGCATCTAATGCACTTAATCCTTTTCCGTATACTAAGCGACTAATATTGTTTATAATAGCGTTATTCGTTGTAGAATTCGTGTATCTATCTATAAGGAAAGAATAGTAATTATTGTCCTCGCCAAATTCAACCCAATTATCTTTTTTAGATTCTTGAATCGTAGGCGTTGTGTAAGCACTTAGGCTTAATATGTGTACGTTATCACTCATAAACTATGAAAGTGTTTGTTGTGGCATTAGAAGTATATTGTCCGTCATTTACGGAGAATGTTGCGATTGATTGATTTGTGCAGAAAACTTTGTCCTTGTGACAGATAGTTGATCCGTTTGATAGTAAAAGTGTGTATGTGTGATTGTCTACTAGTGCAAAAGTAGCAGTGATCGTGTTTACATAGCCACCTTGAGTTGAACTTGTAATAGCAACTGTTGTAGTTACGTTTGTTTGTTCGTCAGTAATTGCCATTGTCGTGTAATTCTCAAAGCGAGGAATAAACGAAAAAGTTTGAGCTGATGTAGAAGGCGTTAATACTATCATACTTTATAAACTTAAATAGCATGAATTTGTTGCAAATAAAAAAGGGGTAACCTAAGCCACCCCTTCTGATCACTATGAAAAAAGAACTATGAAGTAACGATAGTTGTAGTTGCTCCAAATACGTCACCAACTGAACCTACTAAGTCTGCTTCAGATGTAGCATCTAATAAGTTAGCTAACAATTTTTCTGTTCCTACGAATGTTAACGTGTAACCGTTCAAGTCACCCATTGCAGTCCCACTTGCTACGTTAGCAGTAGTTAATTCCATTCCATGCTCCAAACCTGCAAGGAAGAATTGGTTGTTACGTGTTTTCACTACGATGTTAGGTCTTCCATAAGATAACAATTTAACTGTTTTGTGTGTAGCAGCATCTTGTTTTTTCAATACTACTGATAACGTTTGCTCTACGAATGAAGTTCCGTTCTCACGAGAAGACGTGATTACTTGATCGAAAGAGTTAGTTCCTTTCAATTCGTATTTGTACAATGAAGTTACGTTAGCAATTGCATCAATTGTGTCTGTACCTGTTGTATAGGTAATGTCAGCAGGATAAGAGTAATCTCCGAAGTTGATGAAGTAGATTGCGTCAATTCCACCTACTGCGTCTTTACATACTTCTAATCTGCCATTTGAGATATCACAAGCCATTTTTATATATTTTTTAAGTTAAACAAAAAAGGGAAGGCATTTGACCTCCCCTTTCAATTATTGTCTGTTAATATTAGTTAGCAGAGTTTGTGATTCCGTAAGTAACTACGTCTGATGCAAAACCATATTTCGCGTCTGCAGTAAATCGCATAACTACACGAATATTTTGCGAACCGTCAATTTGAGCGAGGTCTAGGACAGACACTTCATTCATATCATTTAAAAGTCCTGTCGCAAAGTACAAGTTAGATTTTTGTGCAAGTAACGCAGTGTTAGCAGCCAATCCGTTTGCCATGAATACACGAACGCCATCAAAGTAAACATCACCTAAAGTTTGGTTTGTTCCTTTGTTGTCGTAACCATTAGCACCTAAACCTGAAGCACCGAATCCACCCAAAGCACGTACATAAGCACGGTAGATGTTGTTAGATACATACAATGTTAAGTCTTCTTTTCCGTAGATAGCAGCAGGACAAGCGTCAACAACTTTACCTAACTCAGTGATAACGTTAGCAGCAGTAACTGTAGTACCTGCAACCTCTTGACCTGATGGCAAAGTAGCATCTGTTGTCAATTGTGTCATCAAACCTGCGAACTGACCTGCAGTTGCGTTAGCTCCTGTCCAAATAGATGTTTCCATTGCAGCAGCAACTTTCTCAGCAGCATGTGCTAATAAGAAGTCTGTAAAGTTTTTCGGCATCACTTCGAATGCAGAGTAACCCATAGAAATTGCTTCCCAATCAGAAACGAAATCTTTTTTACACAATTGTAAGTTAACTTGGAATTCTTCAGGTTGAAGGATTTTCTCAGTCAACGTGATTGTTGATGTAGCATCAAAGTCACAAGTAGCGTCTTTAACGATTCCGTCAGTAGCTACACGTTTGATAACTTGTTTGTATTTTACATTAGGAACGATAGTGATTCCACCTTTGTCCAATGTTGGTGCAGATAACAAAGCAGCAGCGATGTATTTACCTGCGAACTCACCTGCGTAAGTTGTAGTAATTGATGTTGTAGTTGCCATTTTTTAAAAATGTTTGTTAGTTAATATTATTTGTTAAATTTTTCTAAGATTGAATCCAATGTGTTACGCTCTCTGTTTTTAGCAAACTTGAAAGTTTCAACTTGATTCGTGTTTTCAGGATTAAAACTGATTGGTTTTGGCTCTTCTGAAAGTTCGGTTACCTCTTCTGTAACTTCTTCAACTTTAGAAAGACTTTCCAATTTAGCTTTCAATTCAGTATTTTCGTTTTTAAGTGCTTCGATTTCTGAGAAGAATGTTTCTTTAACGATTGATTCAACTGTTTTCTTAGCTTGTGGAGCAACAGGTGCAGCTTCTGCTTCAACCTCAACTTCTACTTCTGCTTCAGGAGCAACTTCTTCTTCAACTACTGCTTCTTTGATTTCAGCAATAATTCCTTCTACTGCTACTACTAGAATCATTCCGTTTTCTAGTTCGTATTCTCCAATCGGTAATGGAATCTTTTGCTCGTCTTCTGTGATGATAAATACTTCGTTATCCATTTCAAATGCGTCTGCTTCAAGAACTGTGATTCCGTCCATCAACTTCATCATTTCTAAACTCACTTCCATTCCTAAAAGTGCTTTGATTTTGTTAATTGTGCTATTTTTCATTTTTTATCTTTTTTATATAAACTTGTTAATACTTACTTTGTTGCATTTTTATCCGTTCTGACGAACTGTTGTTCTTACTCCTGAATCAACTGTTATCGTAACGCTTTCAGTTCCTGTAGTCATTCCTATGCCTTGCGCCTGTAAAGATCCATCACAACATTTGCTTGAGTAAGTTCCGTTTTCACATAGACATCCTCTGCGTCCTCCTTTTGGACTAGAGTAACTTGGTGTTTTAGTTTTTGCCATCTTCTAAAATTATTTGTTTGATTTTTTCAATTAATAAATCTTCTTCACTAATCATTGACATTTCTAACTTGTCAGCAAAGTAACCTTCTATTGAGAATCCTTTTACTTTACCTTCTTTTACGTCTTTCCATACTTGATCGTTATTTACCTTCATGGAAATCATCCAAGTTCCTTTTGGCAAATCAAAGCCATAAAATCGACTTTTATCCGTTTTACTATCGTCAATGATCCAACTTTCTACAACTGACATTCCTTTTAACTTCTTGTCATGTTCGTAGGTAGCATTGTTTTGATTTGAGTTCATTAAGAATAACTCTGATGCTTTGCGAACCGTATCAGCAGAAAAATAAATGTAGTATTCTTCTTTCGTCTTTTCGTTTACTCGGTAGATTTGCTTATCAGGAACTAATGCTGCTCCCATTAAGATACGTTTTTCCGTGTCTACTTCTTTTAACTCTACTTCGTGTTTTGATAAGTGAATGAAGTTCTCCTCGATTGCCGGAGAATGAACCACAGAAACTGCGTCAATTCCACTCAATGAATCCTTTTCGTCAATTACTAATTCTATAATCTTTGCCATATTTTATAAACTTGATTATTGTACTAATGTTGCATTTTCGATTCTGTTGCGATCTAACGCCTGTGCAGTTGTCATGTCACCTGATACCACATAAGCCTTCGTAGGTTGTTGCTGAAGTTGTGCTAACTGATTCATCCCTGAATTGCCTACAATATTGAAGTTTGGAGACATAACTGTGCCACCTCCACCTAGATTTCCTGAAGGTATATTCCCTCCACCTCCTGATGGTGAACCTCCTTCGAATTTTTGTTGTCCTATTTTTGCTACGTTTGCTAATCCGGATGCAATTGCTATACCTGCTGCGATTGCTCCACGTACAGGCGAACTTGGGTCAGGTAATGGAACGAACTGAGAAGCATAAGCACTCCTTGCACTTTGGTAAGTTGTAATCAAAGCACTTGCCATACTCGCTGCCTTTTGAACTTTGAATGCTTTTCTCGCTTGTGCTTCACTTCGCTTTCCGAATAACTCTGATATTTGTGCAATAGTGTCGAATCCTGCTTTGGTTAATTTAACTTTTTCAGATTGTGCTTTCTCATCTAATTGCTGAGCTTTAATTGCTTTTGCTTGTAGTATTAATAGTTCGTGTTCTGCTGCTTCCTTTTGAATTCTTACGTTTTCATTTACGTGACCTTGTAGCGTAATTTCTGAATGCTTTAATAACTGAGCTTTTTTGTATTCTAATTTCTCGTAACTTTCGAATGCCTTCTCGGTTTCTTTTTTGGCAGTTTTACTCGGTTTGTCTAATTCAATGATTTGAAGTTTAAATCCGGCAACTTCATTTTTCATTTTAATTAAACCATCCTTCGTTTCTTGAATGTCTGCTTCTGCTGCTGCTTTTGTTGCTGCAGGGTCGAATATGAACGAAGTTAATTTTTCTGCTCCGTAGTTTATTAAATTACTGATTTCATCGTTTAGATTTACTGCAGTAATCTTTCCGAATCCTAATGCTTCAGATATTTTATTTGCAGTAGTTAAAACTAAATCAATCGGTGCTGCCAATAAACGTAAACCAAAAGCACTAAATTCCAATGATGCCTTTAACGCAGTTTTCATTATCGAAGCATTTCTTTCGGCTGCTTTGATTTCAAGTTTGGCAGTAATTTCTTTTTGCTTAATTTCTGCTTCAGTAGTTTTTATAACACGCTCGTTCTGTGCAATCTTGATTTGTAAGATTTCTTTTTCAGTCTTACCTTGAAGTTTTAGAATGTTATCTTGTGAACCTAATGTTTCAAGTTTTTCCTTTTCAAACTCCGTGTTTTGGTGAGTTTGCTCATTTAACGCTTCCTGTTCTTCACTTACTCCACTAACTGCTGTTTTGATATCGTCCCAATATGCTACGACTGTACCTAATGCAACAACAAAAAGTCCTATTCCTGTAGCAGCAATACCTGTTCTAATTCCACTTAATGCAGTTTTAGCTACTGCTCCTAATTGTCTGAATGAATCAATGCTTTCTCCTAATGCCTGAGCACCTGATGCTAATGCCATTGCAGATTGAACTTTTAATAAAGTCTTTTCTACTGCTTCACTTTCAACGCCAAACGTACCCATAGCACCCGTAACAACGGAGAACCCACCTGCAACACCTGTCAATGAACCTGATAAAGCCTTGAATTTAGCATCCGGATTAAACGCATCAGTTAAACTTTTAGCATCACCAATTTTGTCTTTTAGAATCGCGGCTTGTTTTGCTGCTTCAATTGCTTCCTTTGACGTTGCACCAAATTTCTCTGATAGGATAGCTACTTCACGTTGTGCTTTCTTTAAAGCAGTAACCGTAAACTCCGTGTTAGTTTTTAAGTCTAATTCAATTACTTTCTTTTCAGCCATTTTTTACTTTTTTTAGTGCGTGTTTTCTTCTTTCTTGACGTGTCATTTTCCTAAAGGATGTCGTGTATGCGTACTTTCCTTTTGCGATGTCTATGTTCTCTGATACTCCGTAGAAATTGTCTATGGCTAACATTGCTATTATTTGCTTGATCATTGTTGTATGATGTTTATGGTTCGTGTTTCTATGATTCCTGAGTTCAATGTGTATTCAACGTCTATTGGATATACCGTTCCTGCAGTTCCACTAGGTAAAGTTACAGTCACTAACTGAGCAGCTTCAATGTAATCAGGTGCAATCACTACGTCTGAATTAGTCGAAGTCATCATTGAAGAGAATGTGTCGTTAACAAAGTCAATTGCTAGTTCAATATCTCCACCATCCACACCAACGTAAGGTATTTGCGTTGAGTTTACCATCGGTCTGAAATCTAGGATCAATTGGAAGTTTACTTCGCCTGTTGTTAGATTAGACTGCATCGAGTTAATGATGTAGCGTTTATCTCTGATTACCAATCTGTCGTTTAAACGTAGTCCTGTCAATAGTCCGATAGGTAGAATAGTTTTAACGCTGATCAATCTCTGCTTCAGATTGTAAAGATTGTACAAATAAGAAAAGTAGTACGTCCCGAATAACGTTTGTTGCACAGGTTGATTCAGAATCGTAGAAATATCCGGAGCGAAGTTTAACGTATAATTGGTTAAGTTCGTGTAAAGATCTTGTCCGAATGGTGTGTAATTTGTGATGTTTAGTGTAGACGTTCCGTTGTTAAAGTGAAAGTCTACGTCTTGATTGTCGTACTGATAAAGTAGAATTGGTTTAGGAATATACGGAGCAAATTCGTTATTTAGTGAGTAACCCACTTGTAAGTTTGTTCCTGTGAATTTCGTCTGTAACAAATTCTCGAATGGAACGTCCAAAGTAAACTCGTCACCATCGTAAGAATACTGATAAGAAGTATCTCCATACTCACGCATAAATAACTGACTGAATTGCTTGTTTAAGAAGGATTCCGAATTTTGATATTTCATCGTAATCTTCTTATAAAGTTTCATCTTGTCAACGTCTATCGTATCTACGTCTGTGAATTGTGAAATGTCTACAATCGCACCTGCTGAATACCAATCGTCTAATGGTTCTAGTTGATACGTGTTTTCAGATGTAGCGTAACAAGTCAGATTGAATACTTTACAAATCCCACTAAAGAAGTCGCTTACTTTCATCACAGGAGCAAGTCCTGCTAAGTCCGTGTTTATGATCATTACATTATTAGCACAAGTTGCTGAACAAGCTGCAAAAGGAATTAAGACACTAGCAATTATTGCAGTGATTGTGTAAATAACAGAAACGTTAACAGTAACTGCAGTGTGAGTTCTGATTTTAAAAGTGTAAGTAGCATCAAGTCCAATTGTGTCTTGAATTGTTATTGTTGGTAATGCTCCTGCAGTACTGAATGGAATGCTTTGATATAAGTTCCCATTTTGGTAAACATCTATAATTGCACCTGTAGGAGATGAAATTGAGTTTACGTTTAAAATAATATTGTGAGATCCTTGAAATAAACCTAAATATTTAACTCTCAAAGAATTTTCAGTTAAATTAAAAGCATTACTTGCATCGTTTCCTGATGTAGATAAACTTGTAAAGTCAATCGGTTGAGGTTCTGAATAAAAGTAATACTCGTTCTTGTTTTTGTACCACAAGAATAGCTTTGTAAACCTATCGTCACTTAGGAAGTTTCCATTAAAGGTAACTCCGTATTTATCTGCGATTTGCTCAAATATTTTTTTAACTCTGACTGCAGGAAATAGCTCATTATAGTGAATATGTCCTGACGTTTGTTTTATGTCGTGTGAACTAGTTGTAGGTATTGAAAAGTAAGCAGGTGATATTGTTGTCGGAGCATTTCCATCGTAAGTCCATACTCGTTGTGAGCTAATCAAAGGATATTTTACATCATAAGCATTCGTTCCATCAATAAGCCTTGCTCTTACCTGTGTTCCGTTGTATAGATGGTTTACAGGTGTGTAGTCCAAATCTGATAACAAGTCCTCTCCAAAGTAATCTAATAACGTCTTACCATCACCAAAGAAACTTAATGTGTAACTTTCTGCTTGTCCGTTTTTTAGTTGTGCTTTATCAATTTGCATTTTACCCCTACGGAAGAAAGTCAAGTCAATTTCAATGAAAGCATTTCTTCTGATATTATGGTCAATAGTCGCGTCAACATCACTCTGATAAAAGTGTTGTAAGATAGCGTTATTATATGGCGAAGCAGGAACGGTAAAACTTTGTGAAAAGTCAGTGTAAGTCTTTGAAATGTCTGCTACGTTTTGTTGTGTGGATGTTACCTGAATCTGCTCATCGTTGAACAGTTCAAGTCTTTGTCCTTCGATGTATACTTGTACTTTTCTATTCATTACACTACTGAGTTAATTGTGTCGTAAGCATATTCAAAGTCTAGTTGGTAGTTGATCATATGTGTGTTGATGCTTTTGAAAAGCTCTGTTGATTTCGTGTTTATCTTCACAGGTGATTTGTCTAGTAAAATTCTTTCGCTAAGCATTAGTTGTCTAATCGTTTCTGAGAAACTTTCGTTTACCCAATCGGTGTTAACCTTGATCTGTTCTTTTGCGTTTGTGTTAAAGACTTTTCTTTGACCTTCCTGAACATCGTAAGCAGGATAAGTTGCAGGCATTAAATTGTATTCCGTGTTTTCAACGCTGATAGAATTGTTACTTGCTTTAAAAAACCACTCAGTTTGCCACGCTCCGTATTTGTTTACAAAGTCGCAACGAATCGGTGTGTATTTACATTCTTCCTTAGGTCTAAATGTTGCACTCCATACTGTGCTTCCTCCTGTGATGATTTCAACAAGATTTCCTGCACTTAAATATGTAGGATAAACTTTCGCCCAATCATTTACATTTGACGTAGCCAACGAACCTGTTTGAACTGCTCCTGTTACTAGATTAGTGTACTTGATTGAATATCCACTTGCTCCTTCAATTGTAATATGTCCTGTGTTACCTGTTCCGTCATTGTAGTAGTAAGAGTCTATTGGTGAAAGGTGTGCTATAAATAGATTCGGATTTGCTCCGTCCGTGTAATTTCCGTACCCTTCATAACATCTTCTCGTGATGGTAGAACCAAACTGAACGAATCCACCTGTAGTTTTCTTGAATGTCTTGATTCCAATCCAACACCATTGTGCAGCAGGAGTAACAGGATTACCACTTGTGACATTCTGTAATGTATTGTGATTGATAAACTCACGAATGTAAGGTGACAAGTCGTAATAGGTAGCAGGTGAACTTGACGAAGGTATTTGCTTACTTAACGTGTACGCAGGTGAACTCGGCATTGGAGTCGTGTTTCCATTCCAAAGAAAGATTTGAATCATTGAAGCAGTTTGTCCTGTTTCGTTAATCGTTAAAATATATGGTGACCTTGCAAATATTGACATCTATTTTTGTGTTAAATATATTGAATCATTAAATAATTTTATTGCATCTACTCCAAATGCGTCTACCAAATCTTGTGGTAATTTCTTGTATGCTTTTTCAAATGGTTTAGTGAAAAATAAACTAGGTTTAATTCCGTTTTTCTGTATGAATCTAGATAAAGCAAATTTTAATCCTGACCTACTAGCAAATTTTCCTGTCTTTGTTCTAGGTGCTAATCCTTTTCTTACTGCCCATTTGTCAAATGCTCTTGGTGGTGGTACATTCTTGTTACCTTTTTTGTATTTAAACGGAGTATTGTATTTCTTCTCAGTACCTGAAACTCCTTTATCTTGGTAGATTCCGTACTCCTCCATTGAGAACTCCATTTCAAAAGAGTTAGGATTTGCTTTAACACGTCCTTCAATTGAATCGTAAAGTTTACCTCCGTCTTTTCCTAGCTTACGCAAGTTCTTCTGCGATTCGCTGATAACAAAGTTTTTAAACCTATCTAATTCCTTTTGAAGTTCACTCTGCTTCATCCTTTGGTTTACTCGCTTCGTTTAAGATATTCAAAATAGGAACTCCGAACTTCATCGGTAACTCACTTAAGATTGCTTCTAATTGCTTTACTTGTTCTTCTGATAGTGTTAACATGATTCGTGTTTTAGATGATTACTACTCCGATTGCTTCAGCGACATACTTGTTCACTACTGAATTATCAGTTCCCCAAGTTAAGAATTGTTCCTCAGTTAAAGTATAGTTCCCTTCGCTTAATGTCTTTCCTTCCTCAGTTAGTAATTGCCAATAGGTCGTGCAAGTCGTTGCGTCCGTTGGGAAGTTTAATACTAACACGGATAATCGTGTCGCAGTACCTTCGTTAAGTGGATAGACGATTGGTTGAATCGCTACTCCGTTTGTTTGTGTTTCCATATTATGCTAATAAAATTTTTCTTGCTACTCCGTTTATAATTACGTTCCAAACTTGTGTGGATGCGTTTACTTCACTTGTTACCGCTCCCGCATTTACCGCTGAACTTCCTACAACAAATTGGTTGTCAGCACTTGCTGCCGCTCCATAACCTAAAATAGTGCTATTGCTAAAATTTCCCGATGAAGTATTGTAGCCTAATGCCGTGTTATATTGTCCCGTTGTATTTCCATTTAAAGCGTAAGTACCGATGCCCGTATTCCTGCTACCCGTTGTATTTGCAAACATTGCATAAAATGCACCTATTGCGGTATTATCTCCACCCGTGTTATTGTACAATGCTCTATAACCTACCGCACAATTTTGATAAGTTGTGTTATTTTGTAATGCCTCTTTTCCTATTGCTACGCTATTTACATTTGCGCCTCCACCAAGTCCTACGGTCATTCCTTGAATTAACATTGAGCCTACCACCCTCGCAGTACCATTAACGTCTAGCTTGTATCCTGCGTCTGTGGTGGTGTTGATTAGGACGTTTGAGTTTGCAGTTAAGGTCAATACATTTGTTGTACTACCTAAATTCATATTTCGCCAATTGGCACTTCTTGTTGTTATAGTTCTTGCTTGTGAGCCATAATCAAAATACATTTGACCTGCTAATGTTGGTGTTGTTCCACCAAACATTTGAAAAGTTGCACCATCAAAAGAAGTTGCGAAATTAGGAACTAATCTTAACCCTCCGTTTATCGGATATAAAGTGTCAATATATGAAGCATCACCTCCAAATCCACCACTATTAAAAGCAAATAAAGATGAAAATGTAGATTTTGCTATTCTGAAATTTCCGTTTATATCTAATGTTTGTGTCGGCGTTCCACCAATACCCAACCTTCCATTCGTATTATCCCAAAACAAGTTACCCGATTCTTGAACTACATTTCCCGTACCTTCAAACAATACACGTCCAACAGTACCCGATGTGATTGCAGTCGTACCGATGGTGATTCCCGTAGCTCCTGCAGGTGAAATCTCAACGTATGCTGAACCTGTCCAACGATATGTCTTATTGGTGTCGTTAGCTATGAAGATTGTTTTTAGCGTACCTGTTGCAGGAAATGCTGCTAGGTTTGCGTAGTTCTTTACCTGTGATGGAATGTTTATGTCTATTGCCATACTAAATTTATAAGTTGATTGCTTAAAGTTGCAAATGTTGATGTCGCTACTTGTGTTCCGTCTATTTGTAGATTCAATGTCGTGTTAGGTAACGTAAGAGTTTCTCCACTCTGAATAGTTGCTGAGTAACTTCCGTTCGTGTTTACAACGTATGAAGGTGAGCAGTAAGGAGCATAGCTACCAGTGTCGCAAATAGTCATATCGTTAGGAACAGTAACATCGAATGTCATTGTCCATCCTGCTAGTAAGTTCTCGAATCTTTCCGTGAATGGCTCAAGTGTAGGCTCTCCGGCTACTACGAAATCTAAGTCCCACAAGTTACCATGAAGCATCTGCTGATAACATCTATTCAACACGTGATGTTGTGTGTTTAGAACGTCTAATTCGTTGTTATTCTCTTGGAATACGTCTGTGACTTCTGACTTCGAAATGTCTACGATATCCATTGCTAGAATAGATACGTTAAACGTCTGTGTGTTGCTTTGTAAAGACGAACTATTTACCATTATGTGCGTCAATGGAAATATCGTCTGTTTGTTAAGATCAACCTGAAAGATGTCGCCTTGTGTAACAGAGTTTACGATCTCATCGTTATCAAAGTGCCATTTTAATTTGTCTAGTATGTCGTAGAATCCTGTCATCGTTTTAAATTGCGTTCAAATTGTCTTCTTTCAATTTCGTTTTTTTGCTTTTCGAAGACGAGATAGGTAAGACATTTAGTAAGTCTGAGCTCGGTAACTTCATCGAATCTTGTAACGTCTCCTTTAGCGAGTGCATATATGCTTTGATACCATCCCCATTGCTTGGCAAATTGAGTTGTTTCTGAAAAGTCGTTGATAGGTTCATGTCCTTCTTCATCTCCTTCTCCAAATAGTTCAGGGTAGCCTGTAGTAACTCGTTTCCTAAACTCCAAAAAAAAACAGATGATGCTATTACTACATCCAATGGAGCAAACTTCATTAATTCTTGAAAGTCAACATTAGGTTCGTAAGGTAAAATGTCGTATTTGTCTTTCCGTGTTTTGATAATCGGACGATACATAACTGCCATTGCTTTGTGATAACTATCCCAATTCGTAAGATGTGATTCGAGATCAACGTATTCTCCAAAACTAATTGCTTCTAATTCCGGAATGAATCCAAATTCAATCTCGCCTTCTTCAGATGTAATTTTAAACCTGTTTTGGAACTTAGGTTTCTCTGAGAATAACTGTGTGAAGTGTACTATCAGCTCATTTAAGCTCGTTAGCTTCATTTTAACTACGTCCTTTAAAGATATACCACAAAAGATTTCAATCATCTTCTGAGCGACAAATTCTTCATCGTTGGAATCTGCCTGAATTTTAAGAAATTCTTGGTAGTGTTTAAGTGGAATTTCACTTAGGCTTGAAGGTACGTTAATTTCTAACTTCATAATATATAAACTTATTTGTTCGTGTTTTGTTGCACTAGGATAATGTCGTATGCTGCAGTCAGCATTTGGAAGTGTCTTCTTATCATCATAACATCATCGAATACTATTGAGATACGTTTTCCTGTACGCTGATAGATGTAGTCTTCCACTACTCTTTTCATCATCGGTAAATCATCTGATGTTGTATTGTCCATAGTTCTTTTTTAATCCTAGTGTTTCCATCTCGTGATATCTGAGTGCGTCAATAGCGTGGTTGTAATGATCAATAGGAACGTTTGTTTTTTCGCCATCTTTCTTTACGCTCCAACAATAGCTTCTCAGCTCTTTGATTAGGTTCGTACTAGAACTTGTAACTAAGTATTCCTGTCTTTGCATTACATCAATCCCGAACTTGATTGAATCAACTCCTTTCGTAACTCCTTTAATCATCTTTCCGAATCGTCTGATTTCTTCGATTGATTTAGGTTCACTTGAATCTGCGTAAATTGTTACATGATTTGGGAGCACTTTTGCGATGTCAGAGTTTACCATTCCTGTGCGATAGCAAATCTCGTTGATTATTCTTTGTCCGTTGTAGTTGTAAATCTCGATTGCTGATGTCGGGTCGTTCGTATATCCAAAGTCAAGTCCGATTCCTATCAACTTTGCTTCGCTTGGTATTGTGTCAATCGTTTTCCAATTGTTAAAGATTACTCCTTCTAAACTTCCGATTTCTCCTAGTCCGTAAACTCTCCACCAATTCGCCCAATAAGAACTCGTTTCTGCCTTCTCGCGATTCTTTTCTATTTGGCTTACGATTGATTCGTCTAACGCTTCGTTATCCTTGTAAGTTAAGATTATGAAGTCTGAGTCAGGTTCGTCTTTTAGTTCCTTGTGTACCCAAAACTCGTTCGCCGGATTAAAGTCTAAGAATACTTCTCGTTTTGTACGGATGGAAAGCTCGTTGTAAGATTCGAAGCTGACGTTATTGCACTCGTTGATGTATAAGATGTCTCTTCTTGCTCCCCTGAGTTTAGATGCGTCATCTGCTGAGAAGAACTCCATAACACTTCCGTTTCCGAATTCGTATCTTAGAAGCGTCTTATTGAATCTATCGTCATTGTAACGTCCTGTCCATCGCATTACCTTGATGAAGTCTTTTAACGCTCCACGTCTAAGGTGAGGAATTGATTCAGCAACAACTGATACTTCAAGTCCTGCTTCCTTTGCACACTTGTCAATAAGTACGGGTAAGATCCCAAATGTCTTCCCCGCTGAGGTACCCCCTTGAATTATCTTAATCCGTTTTTTTAACGAAAGAATCTTGTTTATTGCAGTCGTTCTTTTAAACATATCTACTCCTCAGGGAACAATGGTTGCTCTGTTATAATCGTGCTTTCAACTTTCTCAGTTAATCCGTTCAGACGTTGTGTAATAGACGGATTGTACTGTCCTACCATGCCTCCTTCGATTTGGTCTTGACGTATTGCTTTTCTTATACGCGTACAGATGGGAGTAAATTCTGAGTATCTTTTATCAGTATTCTTAAAATAATCTTCTACGCATCCTACTCTGTCGTAACAAAACAATTCAAATCCTTCTAGTGTTAAAGGTCTTTCAAGTGGCTCTGCTCTTTCTTCGAACTCCTTTCCTCCGAATACGCTTTTTATTCTTGGATTGGCTTTTACGTCTGCTTTGTATTTGTCGAATAGTTCGCTTAGTTGTTCAGGTGATTCTAGGTTTCTTGGTCTTCCTACTTTATTTTTCATTGGTTTCGTGTTTTGGTCGTTTCTTAAAGTGGTCTAAAAATTCATTTTCGTCTATCTCTTCAATGCACATTAATCCATCTGCGTTTGTAAGGTAAACAACATAGTGATGTCCTTGCCTTGTTAGATGGTCTGTTAGAACGTTTGCTTCTGCAATCATTTCTTTTCCGTGGTCGATGAGATAGTATTTCATGTTACTATTTTTCGTATTCGTTAAATACCTGCTGCATCTTTAAGACGATTTCTCTTAAGCAACTTGCACATGATGTCGGTTCTCTTCTTACATGGAAAACTCTGTTGTAGATGTTTAAGATGGCTTCTTGCTCTGTTGGTTTGATGCTTTCTTTAAACAGTACCTGAGATTCGTTTAAATAGTTGTATTCGTCTTCTGTTAGGCATTCAGGTTTGTTGTAAGGAAAGAGTTTGTTTAGTTTCTCTTTACGTGCTTCACATCCGCAGTCCTCTCCTGCTACAAAGTTTACTAGTTTAGAAATACCTGTTAGCTTTAGTACATTCTCTACTGTGTCTCCTAGTCCTTCTGCTTTCTTTCTTGGTGTTCGTGTTTTTGCCATTTGTTATTTTATTAGTTCAAAATCTTTATTTAGGTAATCTTTGTAGTCTTCTCCTACTGATTCCTGTAGTCTTTGCTTACATCTCTTCAACGTATGGAAGATAGACGTGTAATGTATGTCAGTAGCTATTGCTATTTCTCGCATTGATAGTTCCGTTTTTCTGTACAAATCAAATAGCATCTTGTCGTAGTGATGCCATTTCTTTGTTTCTTCTTCGATTAACTGATCAACCTTGCTTAATGCTTCGTGTCTTTCTAATGGTTCACTAGTGTCTTCAACATTCCAAACATCCTCCAATGATATAAACTCCAATCTATTTGCTTTGTTGGTGTCGTGAGATACGTTGCGAAGGATAGTCCACATGATTAGTTTGTTGATCTCTCCGTTGATGATTAACTTTTCAGCATTACCATACTTGTGAATCCGTAAGTAAGCGTCCTGTACAACATCCTCCGGAAACTCGCAACCGAATGTTTTGACTATTTTTAGCCATTCATTGTGATGCTTAGATATCTCTGTTATTAATTCCATTGATTAAATTCTAATCAAACTTACGATGAAAATCTAATCGAGTTGCTAAAAAGTTTTCAACAATAAAAAAGCCACCTGTTAAAGTGGCTCTAAATTGTTTAAGTAAATCTCTCTGCTGACGTAATTGTCTAACTTTACGACTGTGCAAAGTGTTACATCTTTACCTTGTAGGAACTTGTCTATTTGGTACTGATGGAATCTTCCTGTGTTTGATTTGATCTCCTGCACAATTTGGTTTCGTGTTTTGGTACGAAGCAACATCTCCAATTGCTTTCGCAATCCTCCCTCATCAATGTACATCAGAAGGGCAAATCTGAATCATCCATTGCATCACTAATTGGCTTACGCTCCATTGTTGCAGGTGCAACGTATGGTTCTGAGAACGCTGCAGAAAAGAATGATCCTGCTTTGCCTTGCTTTACCCATAACGCAACTTCCATTTCTTTACCGTTTACGTTTACCTTTCCGCGATAGTCGGGATGTGTGTCTTTAATCTTGTTCGTGTTTTTGAAGATTGCTCCCGTGTTTAACTTGTTTTCCATTTTATGTTTATTTAATTGTTTACTTAATTCGTATTTTTCTACCTGTGGTTTGACTATTGTTTCTATGACATAATTAGCTTTAACATTGAAATCATCCCAATCTATTTTCATGTTACTATTTGGTAAGTTACTAAAATGCTCCTCGCCATATATAACCTACGAAATGTAGGAATCCGTAGCAAAAAACGGATAGTACAAATAGCAGAAATATGATTGCTAGTGTTTTCTCTTTCATTGTTCTTGTTGTTTAGTTATTCCGTTTTTAATTAGTTCTTGTTCAAGTAAATATCTCATGCAATCTTCCTTGCTACCTTGAAAGTGAACACTTGATTCATCTTCACTTACTACTTGATATGTGTCATTAATTAAGTGTGCTATCTTCATTGTTCTTGTTGTTTAAAGGTTTAATAAATAAATCCCAAATCCTAAATGAACAATCAGCATTAGTAACTCTACTGCTTTTGCTCCCATATCTTTTTGTTTTAATAATTTTATTCCATTACTTACTGACTTAAGTATAAGGAATATTCCAATTAGTGTTATCATTGTTCTTGTTGTTTAGTTATCATTTCTATTTAATATATGTGGTAAAAATTGGTACTTATTCTTGATTGATTTGTTCATCCACTATCTCAAGGTTGCCAGTGAAATGGTATCCAATTGCCCTCAGTAGTCCTTCGACCATTCTCACTGCTTCGTCAAGGTCAACATCATTGAATGGTACTTCGTGGCTTACAGTGTGTTCGTATTGTTCAATTGTTATTTTCATCCGTGTTTATTTAGGCATTGTTCGTGACGCATCTTTGCTTTTATATTCGTCTTTCAGTCGTTCCAAGTAAAGCACAAAGTCCATAGCTTCTTCTTGTGCGTGTGTAAGCCATTCTAAGGTACTTAAATCGGTTCTTTCTAGCGTTGTGTTGTACTTGTTTATCCCGACTTGCGAACGTTCGTTAAATCGACTAAGAACGCGTAATACTATTTGGTCTTCTATTAGTTGGTTCATCTTTTTTATATTAAATACATATCATCGCACCATATAGGAGTAAGTTCTCCAACGTATGATCCTCTTATATTAAATTCAAAATGCTCTAAAGCATCATCTAAATTCATTTCTTCTTCTGTTATCAATGTTTCAATAACCTTAATAACTGAATAGATCAATCTCATTGATGGTATTTCTACACCAATGACTGCTTCATCAAATCCATCTGCTTTTAAAAAAGTTTCATTTGGATAGTATTCTATTATTGCTTCAAGCATTTTCATAAGAAATTTATTAAGGTGTTGTAATACTCTCTGCAAAGCTCTACCTGTTCCTTGATTCGTTCAATGACTGCTTCGTCTTTCTGTACATAAAATACTTTCACGCGTCTGTTCTTTGGGATGTGGCTAAAGATATGCTTCTTCTGAATCTCGTCTCTTAAATCAAGGCTTTCTTCCATTAGGTTAAGTTTCCAATGAGCGCGTCTTACTTCGTCTTCAACCATTAGTTCAGGTGTATCAACAAGACAGTAACAAAGCATTGATTGTTGTTTACCTGTTAGCCACATATAACCTTGCAGTTGATAGAAGTAATCCTTTGTGGGTATCTCAGTTTCAAAAAATGGAAATGTAGTACCGTCCCAACTTGATTTTACATCTAAAAGAACTTCCTCCGTGTTTACGTCAGGTGTTCCTGTAATCCAATCGTTCTCGTAAAACTCCTCATTCTTGTAAATGAATCCAACGTCTAACACTTCGTTTACTAAGTTGATTGATTCGTTTTCTACTTCGTTACCTTTATCTGTGTAACGTGAACTGAATTCTTTTCTAATTCCGTATTTATCCTGTAAGACTAATTCGTGGATGTAAGTCTTTGCAGTCTGTGAAAGCACCTCCGATTTATTACGAGGTGCTGACATAATTTTTCCTATAGCAGAGCATCTAACTTTCATAACGCATTCAATATATCAATTTGACCATCTGTTAACGTGAACTTGCTTTCTAAAGACTCACGTGTTATCTTTCCTTCCGTTACTGCTTTGACTGCGTCTTGGAATCTCTTAGCGTCTAAGGTTTGTTTCTTTGGTT